TTGTCGTAGTTACGATAACCTTCGACATTGCGAATCTTGAGCTTGAAATCGGCACCGGTCCAGAAGTCAAACGGATTCACTGGCTTCTCATCTTGAAAGGCTGGTTGCATAAGGTCCAGCATCTTGTCGAAGATTTTCTTGCCATACTTGTAAAGGAACACTTTACCTTCATTGGCAGGATTTGCTGGGTCGGAAATCACGAGGATGTTGGAAACATAGTGAAGACGGCGTTTCTGAGCGCGAGCGACTTCCTTATCTTTCTCATCACCAGAATTCCAGAGCTTGGAATTGAGTTCACCAACGGGGTCGGGCTGACCAATGGAGCTCAGAGAGTTCTCAATGTACCAACGACCGGTTGGACCCTTGAAGCCATGGTCCCAGTAACGGACCCACGGGAGTTCCTCACCAGCCTTAGCCGGAAGGAAACGAATGACTGCATAACCGTTACCTGCTTTGTCCACAATGGGAGCCCAGATACGGTCGTCCACATAGGACTTCTTCTCGCCGCCACCGGCGACTTTTTGAGCAGCCGCTGTGAGACTGCTGATTGCACTGTTGCGATTGTTTTTTAATGCTGCGAATGACATAGTATTTTAGTATGGTTGTATATGTTAACGTATATGATAATATCCTTTATTCCCTATTTGTAAACCCTAAAAGTACGATTTCTCGCAACTTTTTTATGTCTACCTTCTGTCTTAGGAATGGCTTGAACTTTAGAACTTTCTTGGAAAACTCGGGCCATAGAATGGTCTCCGTAATCTTTGAGCGTTTCATAAAGCCCACCATAATGTCAAGAACTACCAAGGTTTCAAGCTCAATAGTTTTGTCCATCACCAGTGTCGCAATTCGTGGATGAGCTCCATTCTCCGACTTAAATAGGTCATCGAATGAAATCTCCTTGCCCTTACAATGCTCCACCAGTCTGTCTACTTGGTCGCCAAAGAAATAACTCATTGATTCTATCCTTCTAAGATAGAACTTGTAGTTATCGTCTGCCGACTGTTCAACTAGATTGCCTGCCCAGCACTTACCCGAATCCAAGGATGCGAAGTTTGCAACCAGGAAGTCAATCAAAATTTGTTTGTCAGGATACTTCTTGGCCAATTTAGCAAAGAAGTATTTGTCCTTACGTTGAAAGAACGACTTCTGAGTTGCAGAAGTCTTAAAACTGTATTTGAGGGCGTCATAAGAATCGCTCTCAAAGTGAAGTTTAACACTATTATATATCAGGTAAGCGTCCCAGGGCTGCATTTTAGTCTGTCAATTTCCTGTGTAATATGATCTCTTAGTCTGTATTCAAGTGAAATTAATTTATTGTCAATATATTGTTTAAAGTTAACAGGACCGCAATAAGTAGATTCCTTAATCATCGTGTGATCGAGAACTATAACACGTCTATCAATAGTATCGTCGGCAATTTTCTGTACATAGATGGGCAAAGGGTGTGTGTTGCCCGCCGTCTTAATCATAAGTGAATTCTCATCATATGTGAGATATTGCGGCGTGGTACCAAAGGTAAGACCGCTATTTGTAGACTGAATAGCGTAACTACCACAATTATTGCCGGATGTTGTAATGACATAGTCAGAAACCCATGGTTTTGCTACAACGGGTTCTTCTATTACAGTTGCAACCTCGGGCTTTGGCTTGGGATATAACTCCTCAAGTTTTTCAATGAGACTGTCACTGATCGTATTCATATTACATGAATGAATCTAACGAATTGCTTTTGGGTAAAAGATTGCGCGTCATTGCTTCAGCTTCAATCTTGGATTTAATGACGGGAGAGATGAGCTTACCAATGTCCAATGGGTCGATTTGCTTCTCTTCACAATAGTGAAGGACTGCTTCCATATAGGTCATCTTTTCATCGATAACCAATTTTTCAATGATGGTCGCAAGACTCTGTTTTGTGAGGATATTATCGAGGAGCATGGTAGTATTAACGGTGGAGTTCTACGCGTTGAATACGGTAGTTGGCAACCTCTTCCGGAAGGTTCATTTCCTTTACAATCTTTGCGCGTTCGGGAGAATTGTCATTCTCATAGAAATACATGATACCATATACAAAATGGCTGTTCTTGTACTTATTGAAATTGAGCAGCTTCTCAATTTGAGCCTCAAATGGCATGTCGGAATAGAACTTTGGGTTCGGATTCGTCTCACTCTTGACTTCAAGAGGATACAATTCATTGAGCTTATCCAAGACGGATTTCTTGCTTCCGATGATGACGGTACTCATACGAGCAATCGCCATTACATCTGTTGGTTCTTTTACTGGAGTGTCCATAGTTTATAGAATTCTGAGGAGCACAATGTCACCATTGATGCGCCCATTTGGTTTTGCAATCTTTGTAGTGAGTTTTCCCCACGCCTTTTCAAGCTGTTTCTCTGTGCTTCCTACGGCAATAGGAATGAATTCATCGGGCTTGCGGAGACGGATGCAACGGGAAGCCACCTCATCAAAATTCTGGATAGTGGTACCTTTGATGACGAAACCAGTGGTCACTGTGCAAACATAGTCGAACAGTACCCGTGTCTTTACATTGAAGGCAAGGAGACGATAGGCACCCACAACCCGAATAGGATTGATGGAGGTAATCTTAAACTCCTCGCTGTGCTTGAGATACTGGAGCTTGGCAATCTGCTTTGTGGCAGCCGTGGGTTTCTTCTCACGTGGAGCCTTTGCCGCTTTGACACTTGTCTTAAACATCGTTAGATCGTCTACCATCGATGATAGCGCATCAATACGTGCGAGCATCTGCTTTTTGGTGTATGAGCTGTAGGCTTCAGCAAGATACTCGCTGGCGCCAGTGTGGGCATCTGTAATTTCCTTCAGCGCCTTTTCAAGGTATTCTTCCACAAAGGAACACGCAGCCGCAGGGAGTTCGTAATGCTGCATTGATTTGTAGATGGATAAACATCTTACCTCATCGCCGGACTTGCACCATTCATCCATAAGGAGCTCAAGGTCCATAATGATTGTCTTGTTGCACTTTACCTTGAGACGGTCCATGGGAGAAATGCCACTTGGTTTTTCGGCTACGATAGTTTGCACGGTATCCTTTTGCTTTGCTTTCTTACCTTCAATGATTGCGTTTGCAATGGATTCCTTTACGAACACATCACACGGTTCAACCTTAGTCGCATCCTCGCGGAGTGATTCAAGGTACTCATTAATTTTAGGGTGCATTGTGGGCATACCTTTATTGAGACACGTGCAAAGTGTACCAGTGGTCATACCGGGAAAATAGTCGGGAGCAGCTTTCACCGCAGAAATATCCTCCTTGGTATAACCATTGTTGCTCATCCATTCCAGAACGGCGGGCTTGGTGTCCTTTGCCGTGGAGTAATAGTTGTAGAAGTTGAACGATCGAGAATACTCCTTCCAGAATTGTTCCACTGGCCAAGTTTCCCAACCATCCCAGATTGGTTCCTCACCGGTGTAACGCGAGTCGACCGCAGCAATGCCATTGCCCGACTTGCGACCCTTCTTGCGGTTCTTTGCCGCAGCAGATTTGAGTATGTGATCGACAGACATATTAGAGGGTCTCAATAGAGGTAACCGAATCCACTCTGAAAGAGCGCCAGCCCCCATTCTCAATGTCGTACACGCGGACGGCGTCTTCCGACAGATTCAGTTTCTTATTACCCTTGGGCATAAGGTCCTCGGGAATAAAAGCAGTGTCCAGAGTTCCGCGGAGTGCCCGAGCCGTACCATCAACCTTAGTGAAGTTGATCAGTACCAGCTTATTATTGCTCAGCGTATCCTTGATTTCAGTGTATGTGTATTTTTTCATTATGTAGTAAATATAACAGGATTCAATCAAATGTAAACAACAAAAGCACCGTTTCAAAGGAGCCTACTCAAAGAAGATTCTTTATGAAAGATAGACCACCATAAGTGGTCGTAATTGATCGATGATCTACTTCTGAGTGAAAGTAAGCTCTTTTGAAACGGTGCTTTCAGAGGTTATTTATTAGTTGAGGTTTTTATAGACTTTGGCCCAGTAGGCTTCAAGGTTCTTTTGTTTGGTGTCCGACATCGGAGACGCCACACGGCGCCAAGAACTACCGCCGCCGTTCCAGATGAAGCCAAGTTCCTTTTCGGTGGCTTTACGGTTCATGGTTTTTTCAATGTGTTTCGAGTAGAAATTGAGAACGCCTTTAGCGACCTCACGGGCTTTGTGCTCGTTGAACATGTCGGAGTGCTTGTAATTCTTACCCGTGATGCGGTTAAAATCGCTGACCATCACATCATGAATCTGAAGGATTCCAAGGGCTTTACCGCGG